CTCGATCCACTGGGTACCAGATCTTTTGATCCACGCCCAACGGGACCATCGACACGTTGTCGTGGTATCGGGAAAAAAGTTCTACGTTGTGCTGGCACGGCACGATCATCTGGTCGTAGTGCGGAACCCAGCGCTCAAAGCGGTCGGGCAGCACGTCGGTTTCCCACATGGTGAACAGGGCTTTGTGCTGGCCCTCCAAGTAGCCCTTGACGGCAAACGGCACCTGCATCTCGACACGCACGCTTGCGCGCTCGTGCATTTTGATAGTGGATGGGACGGCATTCATGAACCCGGCGTACATTGCGCCGTAGCCGTAGCGTGCGTCAGGGAATCCGTTCCACCACTGGTAGTTAGTCAACGGTCTTCTCCAGGCGAGCGGAGCCATCGATCATGTGTGGCTGACCGCCAGTGTCGCGGATGCGCTTGTAGGCATCAAGGTCTTTGTCCAAGCGCTTCTCCTTCAGGCTGAGTTCCTGCACGTTGTGGCGCGTGCGAGATGCGGCAGGCGAAGCAGCCCTCCACATCCAGGTTCGGATGGGTCTCCCTATGTTTCATGTTCCCCTTAGGTGACTGTGTACCCCGCTGCCACGAGGTCTGCCTTCTCTGCCTCGCTAACGAAGTTCTTCGTGCCGCCATAGTATATTGCAACGACGTCAGACAGGTCACGTGGATCGTTCTCGGTGAACGAGCCGTCTGAGAACTTGTAGACGTTTCTGCCTCGGGCCATCGGCTCGTAGAACTTGAACAACGAGAACGCAATGCCGTCAGTGATGCCTTCGGTGTAGCGGACCACGTTGTCCGTTGGTGTGAGGAACAGCAGCAGTTTCTTCTGCGTGGCCGTTTGGGTTCCGGTGCCAGATCCAGTTGCGCTGCGCGGAACAACACGCACACCGGTGCCAGTCTGTGTACCAGCGCCAGAACCGGTAGCCGTGCGCTTGGTATTCATCAAGCCAATGGCAACTGCAGTGCCGAGGCCAGATCCGTCTGCGTTGCGGATTGCTCCGTACTTGACGACGTTGGTGTCGGTGCCTACACCGCTGCCGGTTGCGGTGCGCGGCGCGATGTGCAATCCAGTTGCACCACCGCCAGAGGTTCCCTGACCACTCCCAGTGGCAGAACGCGGCAAGATCTCAATAGCCGTAGCGGATTCAGTGCCGGTGCCAGAACCGGTCGCAGTCCTGATCGAGATGACCAGACGCGTGGTGGACTCTGTGCCAGTGCCAGAGCCAACGGCTGCGCGAACAACTGCGCCCTTGAAGAAAGCCTGAGTGTTCGCATAGGGGGACGCAAAGAAGATGACCTTGCGTTCCGAGTAGTTCGGAACTTCGGCAAACTCACGGAACCCAGGGGTATCCGCAAGTGCGAACGTGAAGTCTGTGACGCCAGTAGCCATCCGGCTACCTCACCTCAATCGAGGCTGAGCGTCAGCGTCGTGATCTGGAACGTGTCTCCAGCCGTGACTGCGGCAGACGAAGAGAGTGCGCCAGTCCAGAGGCAGTTGCCCGTAGTGAGATTGTCCCACAGCGACCAGTGAGAGTAGGTCTCGGTCGCAGCGACGTTGGTCCACTCGGCAAGCGCGGCAGTTGCCATGCTCCCGCTGGATGCTGCGCTCCACGTGACAACCTTGCGAGTCGTCTCCGTCGCAGCGTTGGAGGTGCCAGCCTCGCCCGGGTCACCGGTGTGCAACTTGATGTACGTGTTGGCAACCGAGAACGAAGTGTTGGCCAGAGTCTCCAGCAACTTGTTCTCTGCGTAGTTGGAAATCGACATGATGTCACCTTACCACAATGAGTGAAAAAGTAAGTGGGAGCGGGCCGAGGGGAAAGCGACCCGCCCCCACCACTACTTACTGACTGACGTCAGTTTGCGCCGATGCTCGACGCGCTCTCGATACGACGGAGCGACGCCTCGCGGAAGCGGGCGTAGCCACCGAGCCAGTACCAACCAACCGGCTGGAAGCGGCTCAGCACGTCGACAACCGGGCCACGCACGACGCGCGGGAACGGTCCATTGCCATCGACAATCGAGTGCGCCTTGGCCAGAGCCTGACGGCCCATGATCAACGTCGCGTACGAGTCAATCGTGCCCGAGGTGCCCGAGCCGTTCGAGGCGTTCTCGAACAGCGGAGCGCGCGGCGTCTCAATGAAACGCACGCCTTCGAACGCGCCGATCTCGCCCATGTAGATGCCAGCCGGATCGCTGTACACGTGCGGGTCACGCCACGAGGCAACACCCGTCTCACGACGGAGGTCGTACGACACGTCGGGGTGGATGTAGCCCATGTACATGCCGTTGAACGACACAGCGTTGGCCTTGCGAAGGGCAGCGACAACCTTGCGGACGTCGTTGGCTTCGATGATGTCATCGGCTGCGATCTCGGTGCGCGAGGTCGGGGTGGTGCTTCCGCCGCCACCGTAGACCACGTTCGAGCCAGCGCCAAGGACGCTGCTGACAATCGTGTCGATGGAGATACCGGCGTTGTAACCAACGAGGTTGGCCGCTGCCGAGTCCACATCGAGGAACGACGTGCCGCGCAACTTGGCCGTCGTGTTGACCGCGTTGCCGTACTCGGCAAGGGTCACCTCGACCTGGCTGTCGCTCATCGCGACCGGCGTGACATCCGTGTCTTCCGTGAGGGTGGAGGTCTTCGTCGCAAGATCGTTGAAGATCGTGAACTTGACCGAGGAACCAGGCATCGCCTGGGCGACCGGCATGACGTCTGCAACCGCGTCGAACAGAAGTTCGCTGCGGAGTGCGAAGTACGCAATCCGGTCAAACGCTACCTGATCTGTAAGAAGATCAGTCGTCTGAGTCTTAGTCATTACCTGTTATTTCTTTCTCCCACAGGCCGGGAGCCTGAGGGCTAGAGGTTTTCTGCTTCTTGCCTTGCCTGGGCCAGCAGTTGCATAACCTCATCCTGGGAGCGAGCATTGTTGATCCGATCCGCCCAGTCCACCGGGGGTTCGCTCGTCTGTCCCGCCCTTTGTGCCTTTTGCAATCTGTTCCAGGCGTTTTGTTCGGCCTGGACCTGCTGCGTCTGAACTGAAGGTGCGATGAGATTTGCTTCCTCGGCTGCCGCCCGAATTGCTTCGGGTGTGAAGTCTCCGTCGTAGCCCTTTACGAAATACTTCGCGACGGGGTTGTCCATCGGGACTCCCGCCTTCACGAAAGCAAGTTCGCGCTTGGCTGCTTCGGCTTCGGCTGCTGTTTGACGCAGAGCCTTGACCTCTTCTTCCAGTTTCCGCATGTGTGCTCGAACCGGATTCTTGGCTACCTGATCGTCTGTCTCGTCCTCGAATGATTCGTTGACATCTGACATGACCCACTCCTTCTGCCCACTTCCCGAGTGGAGGTTCCGGGAAGGCTGCTCATCTCACCCTTGTTCGCTGCTGAAGGCGGGGATTCTCCAACAGGTTCCCATGTAGGGAATGACTAGATGTTATGCACGCAAGTGCACAATGTCAAGGATCTACTGGGCTGTGCCCAATCCCGTTTCACGAGAGTACGAAGTCGCGCCAGTCGTCGCAGTGAATTGACCGCCACCCTGGAACTGCGCAACGCGCTGACGCTGACGACGCAGCAGCGCCTGCTCAGCCTGCACGTCGTAACCCAATGCTGCGCCAACCTTCTGCTGTTCCGTCAGCATCTCTTCGCCACCCATTTCCTGGTACAGGCCAGCGAGCGCACCGGCAGTACGGAAGTCTTGCTCCGCTTGCTCTGGGGTGATGTTGCGTTCAGCAACCTGCTCTGCTGTCTGGGCACTGATGGTTAAGCCAGCCTGTTCCTGGGCGCGCGCAGCGATGCGGGCAGCCTGAGCCTGGCGCTGGATAAGTGGAGTGGCGCGCTCGGGGTCCAGGAAGTACGCAGCAAGGCCGCCCTCGCTGACGCCATAGAGACGCTGCATCTGGGTGCGGACCTGCGGGTCTGCCTCTGCAACGGCGCGGTACCCGTCCTGGATTCGAGCCTGAAGTTCTGCAGGGGATACGTCATTCTCCAGGAACTTCTCGAAGTCGCTCTGGCTGTCATAGAAGCCAGTGGGCATTCCGTTGGCGCGCATGAGATCCCGGTACTGCTGCTCCAACTG